TGTGATGACTCATGGAGAAATCACCTACTTTTTTACCTAATTCTTTTTCACGTTGTTTAATAGCTTTTTTATTATTTTCTTTTGCAGCTTTAATATATTTATCACAAACTTTATCTACATGATCTACCCACTCTGGAATCTCAATAGAGTAAACAGGTGTGCTAAAATATATTGATGAATTTAATTGATCTGTTTTTGCCATCTTCTCTCTCCTTTAGTTAAGTTTTTCTTTATGTTTATTTATATAATTTAATATATCATTTATATTACAATTTTCAACATATCCAACTGTTAAATTACATCTATCACAAAGTAAATCTCTAATTTTATTTGTATTATGACAATGATCTACATTTAAAGGCCTAATTAATTCACTTTGATGTTTGCTACAAATAACACATTTACCATTTTGTTTTTCAAATATCTTATTATATTGTTCTGTAGAAATACCATAAGTTTTTCTTAAAACATAATCTCTTTTTTTAATTTTAATTATTTCTGAATATTTTTTTCTATATTCTTTTTGATACCTAGAACTTGCTTCTGGATTATTTCTTCTCCAATTTGTATTATTTTTATTATGTCTTTCTTTATTTTTTTGAGTGTATTGTCTAGCATATTCTTTTCTTTTTATAGGATCTTTAAGAGGCATATTATTTAAATGGATATCCAAGATTCCAAATTACCAATGAATATCTAGTTCCTTTTGTAACTGCTTTCACACGGTGCCAAACGTGGGATGGGAAAACAACTATACTTCCACGTGGCGCTATTTCTGCACACTTCCTAATAGTTGGTTTATCAGGATCCATATTTCTAAAATCAAATTCTAATTCTCCACCTTCATAATCTTCTGGAGCTGATAAGGAGCAAGTAACGGATAATTTTCTTATTTTACCAAATGTATCTGGATTATCTTTATTTGCATATGCCCCCTCCCATGAATCACAATGCCAATCGTAAAATTGATTTAATTTATATTTTGTAAACTGACAAGACTCACTGAAATCCCAATCGAAATTCCAATTAGCTAATTTATTTGCTTGATGTATAAATGGTTGAATTTCTTTATAAATCCAACGATCATTTAACCAAACAATATTTGAATCTCTTTTCTTTTTTAAATCTTTTATATCTTCTTCATTAAGAGGTTTACCTTCATTAATTTTATTAGTTTGACCACCTGTTAAAGCTAATTGCTCTTGTTGTGCAGTTCCATATTTAATTAACTCATCACAAAATCTAGGTGTGAGTGCGCTTTGAAAATAATAGTAGTAATTCTGTAAGTTCATTTCTAAATCCTATATATAAATTTATAGAATAAATGTCAAGTATATGAATTATTAGCTAACAGTCAATGTTCCAGAAACCGTGAATGTCGCAACTTTACAACTTCCAGCTGGTGCCGGTAATGTTGTAACTGTGTTTGTACCTGGACTTGCTCCTAATGTTCTAGCTGATGGTGCTCTTACAATAACGATTCCTGATCCGCCTGCTCCTCCAGCGGTACATCCAGGCGCAGATCCTCTACCTGATCCACCACCTCCTCCAGTATTAACTGTTCCGGCTCCTCCAGGAGAAGAACCTCCTCCACCTACTCCACCTGATCCAGTTGCTGGACTATTTGCTCCACCCCCTCCTCCACCTGCATAAAATACTGCACTTCCTGAAATACTATTTGGAGAACCTGCTCCACCATTACCACCTGCTGTGTTTGTTCCTGTTCCTCCTGCCGCAGAAGCTCCACCTCCACCTCCTGCTCCAAATGCTGGTGGTGCTTGTAAATTTGCTGGGCCTCCTGGATTACCTTGTGGTGGACTAACTGGTGGGCTATTTCCTGTTCCACCCACAGTTTGACCACCTCCTGCTAAAGCTCCACCTCCTGAACCTCCTGGTAATCCATCACCAGTACATGAATTATATCCTCCTCCACCTGCTGAAGTGATTGTTGAAAATATTGAAGGATTTCCTGATATACCAAATTGAGGTGCTGATGCCCCACCTGCCACTCCTCCAGCTCCAATTGTTATTGGATAAGATCCAGAATCTAAACTTAATTTTGTTCCACCAGGAAATGAAGTACGATATCCTCCGGCTCCACCTGCTCCTAATCTACTACCTGAACCTCCTGCACCTCCTGCTACTACTAAATAATCAAATACTTGACCTAAATTAATAGTTCCATCTGGCCACGTTCCTTGTTTCACGGCACTGAATTGACTTTTTAAATTCCAAACACCACTTGCCTTGTTTAATTCTTTTACGATAACGATTCCTGAACCGCCGGCTCCTGCATCTCCACCTCCACCTCCACCACTATTAGCCGTCCCTGATCTATTACCTCCACCTCCACCGCCAATTGGAGGGGCTCCTGCTCCAGCAGGTTGTCCACTACCACCACCTGCTCCACCTGAAAATCCACCTGTTGAAGTTGGTCCTCTTTCTGGTTGATCGGCTTGATAAAAAGGTTGTGGTGCTGCTCCAAATATTGGTGCTAAAGATATTCCTGCTCCTCCTGCTGCTCCTGTATCAGCAGTAACAGATTGACCAACTGCGCCTGCTCCACCTCCTCCTCCAGAACCACTACTTGGACTACTAATAACTGCTCCACCGTTATTACCTTGTGGCGGACTTACTGGTGGAGTATTTCCTGTTCCACCTGGACCTGTACCTCCTGCAGTACCTCCACCTCCTCCTCCTCCACCTGATCCTCCTGGACCGCCTGCTTTTCCTCCAGCAGGTGAACCACCTGCTCCAAATCCACCTCCTGTTGATGTAATAGGATTGGATGGAAAAACTGCTATTGAATCACTACCTTTAGTTCCTGGACTATTACTTCCTACAGCTCCTCCTGCTCCTACTGTAATTGGATAACCTGTTGCTCCACAAACTGAAATACAAGTAGCTGTTCTTAAACCACCTGCTCCACCGCCAGCACCATAATAATTTCCACCTCCACCTCCTCCAGCTACTACTGCTATTGTAACTAAACGTGTTCCTGGTTGTGTGGTTAATGTTCCTGATGATGTTTGGCCAGTAGCAGTACACTTTCCAAACGATGTTGGATTTAATGCTCCGATAATACCGCCATTGATTTTGGCCATAGGTCACTTACTCCTGTTTAAAAATTCTTTAACTTAATTGCCTGTAGCAATCCAAGATGAAGTGTCAGGTGACCAAGCGAATGAATTTTGTTGATCGTCTTTACCAGTCCATCTTTGTCCAGCTTCATCCCAAGAAATAAAGTATCTTACGTTATCTCCATAAGTTGTAACTGTTGGATATGCAACTGGGGCTTGCCAGTCGTCATTAGAGTCTAGCGACCAAGATGCGAATGGTTGTGGTGATATGAATTTATTTTTTGTGGAATCAAACGTGTAACCAATTCCAGCATATTGTTTTCTGAAATTATTGTTATAAGAAGTTTGAACCCATCTGTTACCTGTTGTGAAAGGAACGATATTTTTAACCGCTTCTTCAGCTCCAGCAGATTGATCACCGCCATTTGCGTTTACGTCGTTATTATCTATTACTACAACTCTTAATACTGTGTTGTTGTTATCTATCTCTGCAAAATGTGCCATATTTTTAACTCCTAAATGTTATTATAATACAATTTTTTATAAAATGAAAGGTCATATTTAATTCCAAGTTCCAGCTTTTCTATAATTATAAGCATCACTTAATGACCATATTCCTGGTGCTGATACTTTAGCGTTAGGTGCTAATACAACAACGATTCCTGATCCTCCTGATCCTCCTGCTTTAGTAAGTGCCGGACCTCCACCTGCAGCTCCCCCACCACCTCCACCTGTATTTATAGTTCCTGGAATAGCATTTATAGGATTTCCACTAAGTTTACCTGCACCTCCTCCACCTGATCCTCCAGTTCCTGCTGAACCTGAATAAGCTCCACCTCCACCTCCACCTGCGTAAGTAACTGGTGATCCTGTAATACTATTTGCTGAACCTGCTCCTCCTGATCCTCCGTTAGAAGATGTTCCATTGGAACCAGTACCAGAAGCTCCACCTCCACCACCTCCTCCATAAGCTGGAGAAACATCTCCAGCATCTCCACCATTATTTCCTTGTGATGGACTTGTTGGAGGTGAATTTCCTGTTCCTTTTGGACCAGAACCACAACTAGCAGCACCTCCTCCACCACTACCACCATTACCACCAGCGTTAGTAACACCTATTGGAGTAAGAGTTCTATTACCTCCAACTCCACCTCCTGTAGATGTAATTGTTGAAAATATAGATGGAGTTCCAGCAGTACCTCCAGCTGTGCAATTTCCTGCTCCACCTGTTCCTCCACCTCCAACTGTAACTGGAGTAGATGATCCTTTTGCAATTGTTAATTTTGTTCCGCCTGGAAATGAAGTACGATATCCTCCAGCACCAGCTCCACCATCACCAGCATCTCCACCACCACCTCCACCTCCTCCTGCTACTACTAAATAATCTACATTTCCTGGAGCTGGTCCAGAGTTTGGCATATTAAAATTTCCTGACGCAGTAAAGGTTTGATTTAAATCTGATATGATTGGATCATTGATTGGACCGATAATTCCGCCATTTGCCATAGCCCGAACCTCCGATTAACTTATATCTTCGTAACTAATAACTACTTGTAACGCTGAGTTAGCACTAGCTCCACCAACAATAGATTGATTTTCCATTAGGTAGAAAGTATTATTTTTATCTATTACAGATAAAGTTGCGCTTGTTGGTATTGAAATAACATTT